GCGTTTACTACGACTGGTGTGGTCGATAAGCTCTTCGGACAGGAGATCTGACCTTCAGAAAGTCAGTCCCCCCTGCCTCGTTCGTTGAGCCCTTTCGAGCTCGCGGACAGCTTTCGACAACATAAGGTTCCCCCGAGAGGGGGGGATCTGTCTTCGTCGGTTCGATTGTCTCCTCCTTTTTAAGGGGGTACAATGAAAAGCGACGAAAGTGATTGCCTAGAGCTGGCGCTCAGCATCTATTTAGATGCCTGCGCCAAGTGTCCCGCTGCTGTCTCTGATTTACGTGATGTACAAACCTTGACATCACGGGTCAAGAGCGAAGGGCTCTCGTTTCGCACGATTACCCTTCCTTCGTTTGCTAAGGCCTTCGAAAGAAGCCATGCCAACGGTTTTATCGACTATAAACTCTTTCGGAATTTCCGCAAGAGTCGAGCAATCCCTGCTTTCTTGCAAGGTATGCTCAGTCGGCTCTTTGACCATGAGACCGGGAGGTTGATAGATGAAGAATTTTCTTCGATCTACGTTGAAGCGGTTAGGCAGATCTGCCTATCCTTCAAGAAAATCGAGCTACCATGCTCCGAAAAACGGAACAAGGCGGCGATCGAAAATTTCATCCAAGTTGAGCAAGACTTCGATGACTTTCGCACCGATAGAACAGCAAGAGATTCGTTTCTTGCTGTTTCGGACCATCTTTGGCACAATCTGCTGGGTTCTTATGACCCTAGCAGCTTAGTACCTAGGCATGGCCCCGGTGCCACTGCCGAACGTATTAGCGGGAACGCAAAATACGTCTGGCGTGTGTGGCACGAGCGTCTCGAGCGATGTTTTCCGTTTCTCGAAAATGGATATTCCGTATCCATTATCGGGAGTGACGAAGAACATCTGTTCGATAAGGTAACGTTCGTTCCATGGGATCAAGAACAACCCGTGAGGGTTCATCTTGTTCCGAAAACGTTGAAGTCACCCAGGATCATCGCTATCGAACCTGTTTGCATGCAATATGCGCAACAGGCGGTTCGAGACTTTCTTTATGAACGTCTCGAGTCCGATCCTTTGACGCGCGGTCAGGTAAATTTTACTGACCAAACGTTTAACAGGGACTTAGCGCTTGAATCGTCACGAACAGGTCGGTTTTCAACAATCGACCTCTCAGATGCCAGTGATCGCGTTCCCGCGTCACTCGCTATGAGCATGTTCTCATCAGTCCCGGATCTTTCCGAGCTGATTCGCGCATGTCGTTCGTACCGAGCACTCTTGCCTGATGGGAGACTAGTCTCCCTCAGAAAGTTTGCATCGATGGGTTCTGCTCTTTGCTTTCCCGTGCAAGCTATGTACTATTACACAATTTGTGTATTAGCTTGCCTGGACGCAAATAACCTACCGTATACTTACGAGAACTGTTTTACTGTTTCTCGTAGTATATACGTCTATGGTGACGATTTGATCGTCCCCACAGACCAGGCGGAAACGATTCTCGATTACCTGCGTAAGTACAATTGCAAGGTAAATGACTCCAAGACATTCGTAACTGGAAAGTTCCGAGAGTCTTGTGGGATCGACGCATATGATGGACACGAAGTCACACCAACTTACGTCAGATCTTTGCGTCCTGAGAATCGGCAGCAAGTTGCTTCTATTCTTTCCTACGTCGCGACGGCTAATCTCTTCTATAAGAAGGGTTATTGGCGCGCCGCGTCTCTCATGTTTTGCACATGTGAGAGGATATTAGGGCCTCTGCCCTATGTCTCCGAGGAGTCTGAAGCACTTGGAAGAGTATCCTTCTTGGGTTATCGTTCCGCGAACGGGTGGAATGGTAATACCCATTCCCTTCGATTGAAGGGATGGGTTACAAAACCAGTCTATCGCAGTGACAAGATAGGCGGATACTCGGCTCTGCAGAAGACTTTAATTGCTCTTGAGAGGAGAAGTCCTCCCTTGAGTGATTCTTCTGAATCACCTGTTCTGAGTCGTTTGCAGTGGGTTGAACCTTCTGCAGTCGACAAAAAACACTTAGAGCGTTCTGCGCGACGCGGGCTCGCGACACTAAAGTCCCGCTGGGTCCTGGTCACATAGATCAGGGGGTGGCAGTCTTACTGCCTGGGAG